CGCACCACCGTTAAATGCTAGGTAATTCCCAGCTAGTAATTGTTGTTGTTGGGAAGGTACTACGCTTCCAAACACAGGAGTAATTTGTCCCATAATAATTAATTGTTTTGTTTTTAGTTAAATTTTCTTGTTTTAATCTTCAATTTCGAAGAATCAAGACCGCTTATTGCTTTAACTTTTAATCCTCCAACAAAAGCATCTCCGCTAGAACTCTCTCTAACTTCACCTTTTACGTTTTTAGATTGTGCAACAAGATTTTTAGTAGCATCGGATTTTCCTTGCTCATAAAAATGTTGCGCAATAGTGTCCACATTTTCAGCGGCATACATAGCTTTGTGATAACCTTTAACATCTTTAACATTACCTTTATCATCTAAGAACTTCTTAATTGTGTTTGTAATATTTGATTGTTTAGTTCCAACTTCAGTTGGATTTTTAACCCCGTATCTAAACTTTTTTTCTCCTACGTTGATATCAAAACCTTTGAAATCTTCGGAAAAATAATCTTTAGTGTTAGATTTAAAATCTTCATGTTGTTGTTGAGCTGTGTTTTGCTCCTCATTATAGCGGTTAAAAAAATCCATAGCCTTCTGTTGGTCTTGAGTAGTACCAGGTCTCAATTTGATTTCCTCGTAATACTTACTCTTTAAACCTTCTAAATGCTTTGAAGCTTTTGCAACCTCTTCTTTATACGCAAGTTTCTTTTTACGAACCTCACGCTCTTCATCCACTTCTTCATCATAAGAAAAATTGTCTTCAATCATGAAGTTAATTTCTTCTGAGTCTAAGTGTGACTTAGCTTGTTTGTAATACTCTCTTAAAAGAGTATCATTATCTACATTAGAATAGTCAGCGTTTAATCTAACATAATCTTCTAACGTACCACCAGTTTCTTTCATAAAGTCTACAACTTTTTCAATCTTTTCTGGTAGCTTTGCTACTTCTCTTACTTCTTCTGGAGTAGGAGCAATAACTTTTTGTTCAATTTTTTCACCTATTTCTTGTATTTCTTTCTCTGTTTCTCCGACTGGAATGGCATCTGCTTCTGTTTTAGGTTTTGATAAATCTATTTTTATAGGTTCATCACTTTTTGTTAATTGTTTTGGTTTTTTAGATTTAATCTTAAAAGACCCTTCTTGTTTTACTTCTGTTGACATAATAAAATAATATAAAATTAATAAAATTGTTTATTGTGGTCCAAATTGCTCTAAACCAAATCCGCCTAGACTATCGTTTCCAGCGGATTCAAAATCTGTAGGCAAAGTATCGTTTTGTCTTTGACTAATCATTTGCGATTGCTGCGAAGCTTGCATTTGAGTTCGTTTATCTTTACGATTTTCTATTTCACCTTCTTTTTGTTTTTTTGCTTGACTTTCCATTTGAGCAAGTTGTAATTGATATTGAAACTCTTCAGCCATTAATTGTTTTTTAATTAAAGCTTCTTGTTCCATTCTTTGAACTTCAAATTGAGATTTAGCTTGTTCTATTTGTATTTGTGTTTGAGCTAAAGCTTGTTGTTTTTGAACTTCTTGCATTGCAGCAGCTTCTGATGCTTGTATATTAGCTTGCGATTGTGCTTGAATTTGCTGTTGCTGTGCTTGTTGGTCTTGTTGTTGTTTTTTTGTTCTTCTATATTTTAAAACTTGATTAGCTAAAGTTTGATTTTTTATATTTCTAATATCAATAGCATCTTCTAAAAATATTTGATTTTGTTGCAAAGCCATTTGTATGTTTTGCTCAACCATAGCTTTTTCTTCATCATCAGGTTCTAATTCTAAAAAAATACCAAAATCATATAAATGCAAATCTTTAACGTCTTTTAAAGTTCCAGTATTAAATCTTCCTAAACTTGATGCTAAAGCATTTTCTGTTAAAGCAAATTCTAGCATATCAGCAGCTCTAAGAGATATATTTTCGCATGTTCTAACGGTTAAATAAAGACTAGCATCTAAAATGTGTTTAGTTGCTATATTAGAAGCATTGGCTGCCATTTTTTGTAAACCAACTAAAGCGTTAGGATCAGGTTGACTTCCATCTCTAGCTTCATTAAGTCCAGTTACATCTCTTATCATTTGTAAATAATACTGATAAGTGTTTATTAAAGCTTGTATTTTAGCATTACCACTAGATGATTGTAATTCTTGAATAGGTATCTTACCTCTATTAGGATCACCATCTTGTGTTAAGCTTCTACCAACTATACTACCAGTTTGGAAATACATATTTAAAGCTTCTTGTGGATTGTAGTTTGTTCCGTTGCCTAAATCAACTTCAGCTAAACCGTCAACATCTACGAATACACCATCTGGTACCATACGCTGAATTACTTGTTGTAATTTTAACGATGTTAATTGAATCATATCCGCAAAACTTGTACATCTACTAACTAAAGACTCTATACGACCTTGATATAAGTTAGGTGCACATATAACGTAATTCATTTTAACTTTAGTTAAATCACTTTTAGGTCTTGTCATGTTTTCTGAAAGCTCCCATTCAAGCATTTGTGGAACACCCATTACTTTAGCTCCACTAAATAATACCTCTATACTTCTTGACACTCTTTCAAAATTATCACTTTTAGGTGGATTGAATGTATCTGGCTTTTCTAATGTTTTTTCTAAACCACTATCTGTTTTCTTTATTTTAAATACTTGATCAATAAACGTTTTATATTCAAAAAATAATATTTGAACTAAATCATTATCATAATTAGGATTAGCTATATAACCATCACGACCAGGATATCTCACCATCATCTGTAACTCTTCATCAGTCAAATTTGGAAACCTTTTTTTTATTTCAGCCAGTGTCATAGACTTTATTTCACCTACATAATATATATCCTCAAAATTTGGATCATTAGTAAATGAATAAACTAAATTAGCAGGATCAACATAATCCACAACAACACCTTCAGCTTTATTAAAAGCTGTTTTAACAGCACCAATACCTATTGTTACAACGTCTTCAACTATTCTTTTTTTAGTTAACGGATATTTATTAAAATCTAATAATTGATTAACTAATTCTTCCTCAGCAATCTCTACAGATTGTTTATAACTAAGTTGCATATGAACTTCAAGTTCTTCTTTTGATTGAGGAAGATTTTCAGGATTTGCTGAATTATAAAGATTTAATCCTGTTTCTTTTTTAATAGACTCTAGGTAATCTTGAGCCATCATATCTCTCATTATACCTTGAGCATATTTAGTTCTTTGCTGCAAAGAAAAAGGATCTTGAGCATAAGCTTTTATATCGTAATTTTTAGCTGCAATACCATTAACCACTATATCTACAAATTTAGGTATAATAGGTACTGGCTTCCAGTCTAAATTTAAATAAGATAAATCTCCATTAATAGATAATTCATCTTTGTATTTTTGTACACTCTGCTCGCCACGAGCGTATAATCTTAAGTTATGAAAGTTTTGATAACCTGTGTTCCATCTACTTCCATTTACTCTTCCTCCTCTAAACCACTCGTATTCAATAGCTTGTCCAACCAACAAACCATATTCTTCAGTTTTCTTTTCCTCTTCAGATACCATCTGACTTGGAAATGCACTATTAATACCAGTGTTTAATTTCATCTATTAATTATTTTTGATGTATTGCCTTTATTATTGTATTTAGAAAAAGTTAAATTAACTGGTTCTTTTATAACTTGAGCAACAGGTCTATATTTATTTTTATTGCAAGCCATGATTGCTAACCCCGAACTAATTGAGGCATCATGCTTCGTTCTATCGTTTATATTAAAAGCCGCCCAGTCTTCTAATGTTCTTTGAAAATACATGGTTCCGTATTGCTCATTGTTAAAACCTATAAAGTTTTCTATATAAGCTTCAATTGCAGCGGCATGGGCTTGTTTTATATCTTCACTTGAATTTGGTATACCACCTATTTCTTTTTCAGTAACAGATAGTTTATGCATTGTTTTATCAGGTCTATTCATAGAATAACCTCTATAACCTCTTCTTTTAAAATGATACAACAATCTAGGTTTATTATTTTCAGCTAATATTGGCATACCGTAAAATATACAAGCCATTAATACATCTTCAAAGAAGATCTCTGCAGTTGGAGGTCTTGATATGTATTCTAAAAATATTAAATTTGCAGGAGCATCTTCCATACTAAATTTAGTTAAACCGTGTAACGATCCTTTAGAACCTCTCCCATCAACTGTTCCTGATATATCGTAACTGTCACATCCAAAAGCTCCCATGTGTTCATTACCAGGATATTTAGAACCGTTCTTAATAAGAACTTTATTCTGTTGATTAATGTTTGGTACCCATGAGACATAAAACCTACCTTGTTTAGTAGGAACAAACATTACGCTTGTATCTTTAATCCCATCTTTCCATTGAAAATTACCTT